TCAGGGTGGGTCACTCCTCCATCAGTCGTCAGGCTTGTCCATCACGTCAGTCTCAGTGTCAGCATATAGTGCTGATTTGTCAAGCGTTCTCTCAGGCCACTCACCCTGAGGCTGAAACACACTTAAGTCAAGCTCACCCTGGTCTACACGTAGAGGCTTGAGGCCCATGTAGTGGTGGGGCTTGTCTGCCTCTACCCATGTGAAACACCTTTGACAGTAAATATATTTCAACCGCCAAGCCAATTAAACAAGGGGAGCTCGTCATAGCCTTCAGGCTTTGACTCTGGTGGGTACTCAAGCGCCTCAACATCACCGCCCCAATAGGCCACACGCTGTTGAGCTATAGCGAAGTATTCAGGCTCACGCTCTATGCCTATGAAGTTGACGCCTTCAAGAGCAGCTGCACACCCTGTAGAGCCTGAGCCCATAAATGGATCGAGCACAGTCCCATGTGGTGGAGTGATGAGCCTTATCAGGTACCTCATGAGGTCGATGGGCTTGACTGTGGGGTGTACGTTGGCGCGTCCCGCCTCTGTGTTTAGCCCCGCCTCGCGCTCACTCTTGCTAGCCTTGGCTGTATAAAAGAAGCGTGAGGCTCCCGCTTGCTGTTCTAGTTGCTCTGAGGCTTGCTCGTCTAAGATGACGTTTGAGGGCCATCGGCCAATGCAAGCTCTACCATTTTGCTCAACACCATTAAATTGACCATATACATAGTTGATGTTTGCACTAGGGTTAAAGCGCTGATCTATTCCAATTCGCGTTTCGTTTATATTTAAACCCCCACATCCATAATCAAGCGTGTTTTGTGCCACCGTCCCGCTCAGAGGCTTACGCACTAAAAGCGCGGGCTCATAGGCGGGCTTGAGGGCTGTCCCCCATCCTTCCCATTGTTTAGCCTGTGCGGTTGATGGAGCGGTGATGTTAAATGAGCCCATGCCACCATCCGCACTCCAAATAGCTGTGGAGCCTGACTTGCCTTTTGCTATCACCTCACGCTCAGCCCCCGCCATTTTATCAAGCGCCTTACTCACATCATGAGACTTAGGGAAGCCTGAGCCGTAAAGCCATTGAATCACATCTCTCATCTCAAACTCTGCAAGCCTCAAGCTCATGCCCATAAGGTCCTGAGTTCTTGACCCTGCAAACACAAGAGCGTGCCCCCCTGGCTTGAGCACCCTGAGCACCTCACGCCACAGCTCAGGAGGTGGGACCCAAGCATCCCAAGCCTTCCCCATAAAGCCTGAGCCTTTGGGCTTCCATGTCTTTCCTGAGCTCCAAGCTTGCAAACACTCAGCGACCTGAGCAGGTGTGCAAGCGCCTAGGCCATAGGGTGGGTCAGTAACAACGGCTTCAATGCTGCTGTCAGCGAGGTCTTGAAGGGCTTCAAAGCAATCTCCATTGATAAGCATGCATCCTCCATCACGTAAATCGGAAGTGACTTCCTATTTGTCTTCATAGCGGCTGAGCTCCCTCGTCAGATACCACAGCGCCTTCTGTAGATCCTCACGAGCATCTGTACTCTTGAGCCCCGCCCTAGCACAATATTTGATGACATTGCCTAAGCAGAACCCAAGTCCCCAGGCCTCAATGGCATCGATGACCTCCACACCACTCTCAGCGTGATAATGAGAGGGGTGGTTCACTGATGAGCTGACCTGCTCATCCGCTGTGAGGTCAACCCTGTCAAGCTGGTGCTGCTCAATGATGTCCTCAGGCGATAAGTAGGGATAGCTAGTCACGATTGACTTGCTTTCTGAGAGCATCCACCTCGCCCTGTAGTTTGAGGAGCTCATCATGGTAGTCATCAAGGCGCTCAATGAGCTCCTCCTGTTCTTGCTTCTCTAAATCAAAGCGCTTGTTTGTGAAGCTCCACAACATATAGAGGAGGCCCACGGTGACCACGGCCACCAGGTTGTTTGGGTCTAACACCTTCTCAATAAGGCTAGGTGGGAGGGCAGTGGGGTCAGCCATTAAAAGCTCCTTGAGTTGGTGGTGATACCAGCGCGCTTGTCTCGGTTTGGTCTGCGTCTAGGAGTGTACTCTGAGCGCTGTACAGCGTCAGCCCAATAATGGAATATACAATCATATCTGAGAGCGTCTAGAGGGTCTTCACGCCCATCCTTCTTAGGCTGCTCCTTGGCGTCCCACGCATAGCTCATGAGCGCCTTCCTTAGGCTGTTACCGATAGAGCGCTCACCCTTATCCCAAACCTCTTTGGTGATGAGGTAGCGATCACGAGCAAAGGCCCTCTTGAGCCGCTGCACACCATTGAGGATGTCCACCCTCACAGGGTCTGTGGTGTGTCTCAAGATCATACCTAGGCCACCCGCGCCTATGCCCTTGCTCATCTCTCTAAAGGCTGAGCGCCCTGTATGATCTGACCTCGCCTTCCCCGCCTTGTCTGCTACTCCTGAGTCTAGCCATATACGTGGCCCGGGGGCGGAGCTCCTCAGCGAGCGAGGCCACGCCACCCTGAGGATCATCTCGCACAGCTGCGTGATGGTCACCTCCTGAGGGTTGATCTCATGGACTACCACTGAAGCCTCACGCTCCTCATCAAACACAATAATCAGCACGCTTGGCTTTCTGAAGCCCCAATCTATGGCCACCCTCGCTGTCATATCATCACGATAGGTGAAGTCATCAATAACATGGCGCTCGCTGTCGAACTCTTGATAGACCAAGCCTGAGGGTGGCTTAGGCCTATTCATCACCATAGCCTCACGCTCCTCAGTGGGGAGGAGCTTGGTGGCCTCGAACCACTCAGCGCTGAGGTTGTCTTGGTTTACATAGGAGGTGTACAGGAGCGGGTGAACACCCGCCGCCTCAGCCATCTGACACCACCACGCGTCAGCGACAGGCAAGCCCACCAAGATGAGGGTGGGCGTTGGCCCTGACCTCAAGCGCCCTAGGGCCTTGTGGGCCACCTCAGCGCCAAGGGTCTGACACTCATCGATGAGCGCCACACCTGAGGTGACATTGATTCCCTCAAGGGGATTGTGGGAGGCGTCTCTTGTCCCTGGTCTATAGTAGGAGCGACAGAGGACCGCTGAGCCTGTGTGTGTGTCAGTCCATTTGTGGAGGGTGTGGTTATAGACCCACCCACGTGGCGCTAGCCACTTCTCAATCTCAGGCATGAGCACAGAGTTATAGCGTGGTGTGGTGTCTGTGATGAGGAGGGAGGTGGTGCCAGGCCTAATCTTAGCCACAAACCACAAGGCAAAGATGAGGCTAGATGTTTTGCCGGAGCCCCATCCACAGCGAGCTGCAATAATTTTATCCCTGCGCCTGATACCCATGATGATCTGACGCTGTAAATCATTGAGGATAAAATCTTTGGCCCCCTCGCTCATGTGGAGCTCCTAGATGCTCTGAAGGTATTTGATCAACCCTGCCCTATCAAGGCTCAGGCGCTGCCTCTGACTATGCCTCTTAAAGCCTACCACAACACCCAAGCTGGCAAGGGTGCCAATGTTCTTCCTCATGTAGTTCATGCTAGCGCCTGGCTCCTCATATGGCTCGAGCTGGCTCCTCATGGTGACAGCCTCTTCATTGGGCCAATTCGCCAAAGCTAGGAGGGTGAGCTGTAGGTGTCTGACTAGAGGTGCGTTCCTGATGATCTCTTCGAGGTCATCTGTCTCACTGATAGTCACATGATCAAACAGGGTGGAGCTGCTATACATCACCTCATCATGAGCGACATCATCAGCCTCAGGCTCAGGTGAGATCAGCTGCTTGACTTGGCTCATGAGGCTAGCCTTGATAGCCCAAAACTCATGAGGCTCTCTACACCTCATCATAGAGCGGTCCAAGGAGGCCATGCTCTCCCATGAGTATTGACCTGTCGGTGCAAACTCACCCACCTCACGTCCCCAGCACATGACCACCTTAAAGTCTGTGCTCCAATGGTGAGCTGCTGTGATGGCAGGGGTTGAGTAGACACCCACAGCCACAATCCACAGCGCCCCCTGCTCATAGGCTGCCTGTTTGAGCTCCATGAGCCTTGGCCCCATGCTCTCCATCACTTGGCTGATGGTGGTGGATGCATCCATCGCCTTCTCAGGCCTCATGCTCCTGGTCTTGACCTCCATGAGCGCCACCACCTCAGCCTCACGCTTGGCTAGCACCAAATCACAGAAGTGACCATAGCTCCTGAAGTCAGGGTGATGACACTCGATGGGATGCTTGGTCAGCTTGAAGTTGCCCCAATCTGCGCTCTCAATCATGCTGACGAGCTGCCCCTGGAAGCGGTTGTGAATCCGCGTGGTGGCCTCTTGGAGTTTGTCCTCAGCCTTGCCATAGGCCAAGGAGGGTGTGTGAATAATCTTGCTTGCTGCTCTCATGTCGTTTAGTTTTCCTTTGCTGCTTGATGTGGCCCCCTGCGTGGAGCTCCTTGTGATGTGGGTTGTGAAACGTGGGGGGTCGCTCTCTTATGATGGTTGTTTAACATGGAGCCTGATGTAGTCCATCACGAATGGAACACAAGATTCATGAAACCACTCACCATGAGAGTGTAAGCCACGCGCTTTGAGATCTAGGTGGATGGCTTTTTCAAAGATTGCTGCGCCCACGATATATCTGTCTATATACAGTTTAAGTGGTGAACCTGTCTGCAATCCTACAAGTCTGCGTGAGGGAGCCTTGGAGGTTCCAATCTTAACCAAGTCACAGCCCTTAGCCTTGATAAAATAAAGGTGATAATGACCCTCAAGCCCAACATTAATCCTGTTGGGATCTACGGCTTCGTCAGTCCCTACCTTGCGAACACCTGAGCTATCATACTGATGAACAGCATCTATTTGGTCTGCAAAGTCTTTGTTTTCACGCTTCCATTTATACACAACGGTGTCACTTAGATGTGCATCTTTACAGGCTTTTCTAAATGTACAGCCTTGGCTTAATCGCTTCAAGAGTAGGCTAATCTGTTGCTGAAAGCTTGGATCGAATGGCCCTGTTAGCTGTGGATGTGCCTTTAACCTGCCAGGTTGAGCCTTGGGCGCTAGATCGTTGACCAACGCCCTGAGCTGCTGATCCTTAGCTAGGTGTTCGTAAAATGTGGATATAGGTATAAGCAAACGTCTGAGAGCTCCTCGAATGGAATAGCCAGCTTTTAACAGCCTCAGCACATCTGAATACTGATGATCCTTAAATAACTCTGATTCGTCCTCAAGTCTCATCAGCTCACTTTGACATCTATGAACTTGCTTGCGAAATGTAGAGTTATTTCTAATCCAGTTATACACTGTTCTACGGCTTATATTAGCGATAATGCAAGCCTGTTCAAGAGTGTAACGAGACTCCAATGCATTAAACAATACATCTAGGCGCTCTGAGTTCCTGGGGGAATATGGGCCTGATTTAAAGGCTTGAGCTTGTCTAGCCTGTCTTTGCTCTTTTGCAAAGCTGAACAGGGGGAGCTCAGCGATCGTCTCCATTGTCATCTGTATCCTCCATCATCACGTTAGTCTGTTCAATCATGGCGATCACCTCAGGGATACCATCAGCCTTCTTGGCTGTGATCTCTACCTCCTTCTTCTCTCCATACTCCTGAGGGAAGCGGCGAGCCATCATCCATGACAGCGCTCGCCAATCCTTATCATCACTTTGTGAGGTGGCTTGCATCATGGCCACCTCAATGGTTCCAAGCCCCTCATCAGTTGCATCTTCAACGAGCTCCTTGATTTCAGGATAGGCATCCATCCAATAATAAAGCGTTCGTCTTGGCAGACGTGAGGAGCCACAAGCGCCTCGGATTGACTGACCATCTCTGAGTCGCTCAAGGAGTTCTATAAATCGTGGGTCTCGCGCGCGCACAATGGCGGTGCAACTTTCTTTATCAAGAGCCTCAATGTCACCCACCTCACGCGCTGCTAGGCCCTTTAAATCAGGCTTATCCATAGTGTCTCCTCAAATACGCTCGCATCCTGCGAGCTGTCCCATGAAGGGTGTGTTTACTGACATCATGCTGAGCTGCTAGCTGAGTGATACTGAGGTCAGCGTCAAACAGCTGATCAATCAAAGCATGCTCTTGAGGCTTGTGATACCTCTGCTTCAGATCAGCCTTCATCACGGATTGGTCTATCTCTAGATCACACTCAGCATGAACATCTGTGGGATCTGCCAGGTGCTCACGATATAGCCACATATCCATGAGCCTGTAGTCATAACGGCGCTCATCTCTGATGTGATTGAGGGTGCGCCGCTTCATGGTGTTTGTGATGGCGGCGTCAAAGCAATCA